CAACGTCGGCTCAGTAGAGGACAGAGCAGTGGACGAGCGGATAGCTGATGCATCACAAGAGGATGACAGGTGTGGCCTGTACTTCCGCGATGGTATCTCAGCACTGACACCACGCATGGCAGCATATACATCACTGACTCACAAGAACGCCAGCGACAAGGAGCTACGTACCCTGCTGCTGGCTGCTGGATTCAACACCGAGAGCGTCAACCTATATCTTGCTGAGGTCAAGGCAGGATCATACCTAAAGTATGCCGACAAGCAGGCGAAGGGACTGCGATGGCGTGGTATGCAGGAGTATCGCGGCGTGACGAGAGCGATAGAGGAGCAGCGCAGGGGTCTGAAGCTACGGCCAGCCCAGTCGCGGGCTAAACCACTACCCTCTCAGGAGCGCCTGAATGAGCTTCTCAGCTACGATAGTGAGATAGGTACATTGGTATGGAAAGTGTCGCGGGGTCGCGTCAGCGCAGGCTCAGCGGCTTACAAGGTACGTGTAGACGGTAGGCTCTCGACCAAGGTGGACGGGCAGGACTATTACACTGCGCGAATCGTGTGGGCTATGCACTATGGCAACGACCCAGCCAGCAACACAGTGGTAGAGACTGGTGCTCTGTCTGACCTGCGGATTAGTAAGCTGAGGCTAGAGACTACGGCCAACAGCACCCAGACTACAGGCGTGGCGCACCGAGAGCGCGACTCATTCTCTAACAAGTACCGAGCGCAGGTCATGGTCGGAGGTAAGCGGTTGATTGTTATAGGAGATTTCGACAGTGAGCGAGAGGCTACCGAGGCTAAGCGACTGTTCATTGAGACGTGCAAAAAGTGACAAGAGGTCACAACTAACCCATTATTTGTTATATACTATAAGGCAATGCGCTGTAGTACACACAACAACCCACCTAAAGACCGAGGCTTTTAGGCATGACAGAAAGTAACGCAATTAGTAAAGGCCCATGCGATAGTTGTGGGTCTTCGGATGGTAACGTATTGTATGACGATGGACACAGCTACTGCTTTGTTTGTGAGTCGTATACACATGGAGATGCAGAGATGCCACAAGAAGTAACACTAACTAACAGTCATGAGCTGGGTCGTATGACTCAGGCATGGCAGCAAGCCAAGCCAGTAGCTATACCTGATCGCTCTCTGACCTCAGCAACCGCCAGTAAGTATAAGGTTGCGGTGGTAGGTGAGCACCACTACTACCCATACTTTGATGCGGATTCTACTGAGCCTGTCGGGTTCAAGGTACGCCACGTAAAGACCAAGGCATTCCGCGTGGTCGGCGACATCAAGTCGGGCGGTCTGTTCGGACAGCAGCGGTACGGTAATCACAAACAGAATCGTGTGGTCGTGGTAGAGGGTGAGCTGGATGCGCTCGCAGCTAGTGCCATGTTCGATGACAAGGTTGCAGTGGTGTCGCTCAAGCAAGGCGCTGCTGCTGCGGGTAAGGACTTCAAGACAGCATACAACTTCCTCGACGGGTTCACTGAGATCGTAGTGTGCTTCGATGCAGACAAGGCAGGGGTCGAGGCTATTGAGAAGGTGGCCGAGGTCTTCGCCGGTAAGCTACGCATCATGCGACTAGACCCCAGCGTAGGCAAGGATGCTTGCGACTACCTCAAGGCAGGTGAGAAGAAAGCATTCACTGACCTGTACTGGAGCGCCTCTCAGTACACGCCCAAGGGCATACTCTCCAAGGGTGAGCTATGGGATAGGCTGAATGCCGAGCGACCTGACAAGCTAGGAGACTACCCTTGGGAGGCACTCAACGACATAACCTACGGGTTCCGACCTACCGAACTCATCACTGTGACAGCGGGCTCAGGACTAGGCAAGTCATCTATCCTCCGCGAGCTAGTCATGCACGTCAAGCAGACCACCAGCAACCGCATCGGTTGTCTGTTCATGGAGGAGGCAGTCGAGCGTACAGCTGAGGGGTTCATGGGTGTTGATCTATCTACGCCAGTGCACCTACCTACCAGTGCAGTCAAGCGTGGCTCACAGGAGTATAGGGACAGCTTCGATAGGGTGTTCGGCGACGAGCAGCTCATGATAATGGACGCAAGCTTTGACACTGGTGCTACTGTAGATCAGGTGGTGGCTCGTGTCAGGTTCATGGCTAAGGCATTGGACTGCAAGGTAATCATCTTGGATCACATCAGCATACTTGTATCAGGTGGGCAGCATGGCGACGAGCGCAAGGCACTCGACGAGATCATGACTAAGCTACGCACACTGACACAGGACACAGGCATTGTGTTGTTCGCAGTGTCACACTTGAAACGACCAGAGGGGAAGGGACATGAAGAGGGAGCGGCAACCAGTGTGGCGCAGCTTAGGGGCAGTGCTTCTATTGCTCAGCTGTCTGACTTCGTGCTTGGCTTGGAGAGAAACGGGCAAGCAGAATGTCCAATTGAGCGAAACACAACTCACATGCGAGTCCTTAAGAACAGGTTTTCCGGCGTTACTGGCCCAGCAGGGCATCTCTTGTACGATAACCATACCGGTAGACTAAGCGAGTTCACACCGGAGGCACTAGATGAGGATGCATTGTGAGCAAGAGGTCAAGACTAACCTTTAATTTGTTATATTATAGAGGGGTAATATTATTATGGATAGGTATGATATTGAATGGCTAGTTACCATCACGTTCTGCTTCGGCTTCGTACTATTCGCTGCTTGGTGTGGTGTAGAGCTACGCAAGACGGAGTGCCTTGAGTATGGTGAGATGACAGGCTACGAGGTGAGGCAACTCGACAGCGGCAGGTGTATGGTCAACCACCCAGATGAGGGCTGGACACCTGCATGGAGGGAGAAGCGATGAGCGCTATGGGAAGATACGTACTAGAGTTACAAACTAAACAGGATGAGGAGGAGCTTTGTGGGTAAGCGAAGAGAGTTAAGAAACCTTGCTATATTGTCTGCTGATCTGTTCATGTCTAACTTGGACACTATTCTGGAAAAGCACCGTATAGACCCTGACACGTTTAATGCTGAGGGGTGTCTTGACACAATCCGAAAAGAGTTACACTCAGGCGTCTGGGACACAGTAGAAGAAGCTGTTGAAGATATAGAGTATTAAGACTTAAACTAAGGAGAAACAAATGCCATGAGTAAGATGGGAGCTTACGTACTGGAACAACAAACTAAATTGAATGAGGAGTACGCTTATGTACAAGCGGAAGAGAATGGCAGTAGTGGACATAGAAACGAACCTCGCATGGAACCACATATGGTGCGCGGGAGTGGTACACGAGAGTGGCGAGCACGTACTAGCGACAACGCCCGACCAACTGATGGACGCTTTGGCTGGCGTGGATACTATCATAATGCACAACGGGATCGGGTTCGACATGCCGAGACTCAAGGAGGTCTGGGGTTTTGTCTGGAATCGTAGCGTTGTTGATACTTGTGTATGGAGCAGGTTGCTGGAGCCTTCTCTTGATGGCGGTCACTCGCTCAAGAACATCGCATCTCTTGCGGGAGAGCAACTCAAGGATGACTTCGACGCAGCCGAGTTCGATCACGGACTCACTGACCGAATGGCAGACTACTGCATCCAAGACTGCCGAGCTACATGGTCGGTGTATAACTACCTTGAATCTAAACACCAGCGACTAGGCTTCAGCGATGCCAGCCTAGAGAATGAGCAGGAGGTACGCAGGCTCACCACACAGCAGGAAGAGAATGGATTCATGTTCGACTTCCCACGCGGGTGCGACATGTACAACCAACACGAGGAGCGGATGAATGAGATCGAGAGTAAACTACAAGAGGTATTTCCGCCCATTGTGGAGCGCCGGTGGAGTGAGAAGACTGGCAAACCGCTTAAGGATAAGGTCACTGTATTCAATCCCGGTTCGAGACAACAAGTTGCAAGCCGTCTTGAAGGCAAGGGTGCAGTATGGAAGACCCGCACAGAGACAGGTAAGCCGAAGGTGGATGAGACAACCCTTGCGGAACTCACAGCTATCCCTGAGGCAGCGTTGGTGTTGGAATATCTAACGCTAAGCAAGAGGCTTGGCATGCTGCGCTCATGGATAGATGCAGTAGCAGAGGACGGCAGGATACATGGACGTGTCAACACATGCGGAGCAGTAACCAACCGCATGACACACAGCAAACCCAACCTAGCACAGATACCTAGTGACAAGGAGTACCGCGAATGCTTCACAGTACCAGACGGATACAAGCTAGTCGGCGTAGATGCCAGTGGCTTGGAGCTACGAATGCTAGCGCACTACATGCGGGACGACCAGTACACGGACACCATACTCAACGGACGGAAGGAGGACGGCACAGATATCCACCAGCTAAACATGAAGGCAGCGGGGTTGACATCACGCGACCAAGCTAAGACATTCATCTACGCCTTCCTCTACGGGGCAGGCAATGAGAAGATCGGCAACATCGTAGGCGGTGGTGAGCGCAAGGGGGGACAGCTTAAGAAAGCATTCCTATCCTCGACACCAGCTCTTGCTAAGCTGATCGAAAAGGTACAGCGTATTGCTGGACGTGACGGCGTACTTCCGGGCCTTGATGGCAGGAAGATACATGTCCGGTCACAACACGCGGCGCTGAACACACTGCTCCAATCTGCTGGAGCTATCGTAATGAAGTATGCACTAGTCATTGCGAGCAAGGAGCTGGACTCAGAGGGTACGCCGTACCGACTGGTGGCACAGGTACACGATGAGTTCCAGATAGAAGTACCGGAACGCTACGCTGAACGGGTCGGCGAAGTGTTCACTAACGCAATCGTCAAGGCAGGTGAGGCGCTGGATATGCGGTGTCCTCTTGCTGGCGACATGAACTTAGGCTCATCGTGGGCCGATACACACTAAGGAATTACTTATGGATAACAACCTAGTTAAAGTCAAAGCAACCGTTGCCTTCCCATCTATGACACGCCTCGAAGAGATGTCAGGGAAGTACAGCGTACAGCTAGCCAACCTCAGCAGCGCAGCAGTAGACAAGCTGTCGTCACTGGGCATGAACGTCAAGTTCAAAGAGGATGACTATGGTCGTGGTCAGTTCATTACCTGCACCTCTAAGTACCCTATCGATAACAGCAAGTTCCCAACAGTCGTTGACGATCAAGGCTTAGCTCTTGACCCAGACCTAGTAGGCCCCGGCTCTAAGGTAGAGGTACTGCTCAAGACGTTCGAGTGGGAGTTCAAGGGTAAGCGTGGCACGTCTGCCTTTGTACAGAAGATGGTCGTCAATGAGATCGGTCAGGCTGCTACAGCTAACGCTGATCTTGGCGAAGACTTGGACGCTCTCTGATGAGGTGGGCTATCGACGGGGACATCATCTGCTACGCGGTAGGCTTTGCTAGCAACGACGACCCCGTTGAATACGCCCTGCGCTCTGCCCGTACTGCCGTAGAGAAGATCGTGTACACTCTATCGGCAGACGGTGCAGACATCTACCTAACCAACGGCCCTGACAACTACCGCTTCGACATAGACCCCAACTATAAAGGCAACCGCTCCGGTGCGCCTAAGCCTGTACACATTGAGGCTATCAGGGAGTTCTTCGTGGACAAGATGGATGCTGTCATGTGCTACGGTCAGGAAGCTGATGACGCTATGGGTATCGCAGCAACACAGCAAGGACACGGCATCGCTACCCTCGACAAAGACCTCGACGGTATCGCAGGTGTACACTACAACTGGAAGAAAGGCAGGGTGTACTACGTTAACCCCGAAGCAGCCGACCAATTCTTCTACAAGCAAATGCTAACTGGCGACTCGACTGACAACATCCCCGGCTTGTTCAAACGGACAGGTGCTAAGGCGATGAAGAAAGTAGTGGAGCCATTAGCCTACATGGATGAGCCAGCTGAGATGTTCGCTCACGTTAAGCAGGTGTACATGGACGCAGTAGCAGACAAGGTTATGTCCTCAGACGAGAGCGACGTAGACCGCTGGCTACTACAGCAAGGTCAGTGCCTGTGGATACGACGACGAGAGAATGAGATGTGGGAGTTCCCTAATGGCTAGAGGTGAGAAGACACGCAACAGTGGACAATGGACTGAGGCCAGATACTTTGGCTTCATTCGCTCCGCTCTGCGCTCAGCGTTCATGCGCTGGGCTCCGAAGCACGAGGCCAAGCGGCTGTCTAAGATTGCATACAACCAATATGAATGCGCTGAATGTTCAGGTGTATTCGCTAACAAGGAAGTGGAAGTGGATCACATAGTACCAGCCGGAACGCTCAAGACCTACGACGACCTGCCCCTATTTGTGGAGCGGATGTTCTGTGAGGCTGAAGGGTTCCAAGTATTATGTAAGGACTGCCACCAAGCTAAGACTAATCAGGAGAGAAAGAATGCCCGGTAAACATTGGACAAGCAGAGAAGAGAACACACTGGCCGAGCTAGTAGAAGCTGGTGTATGCAACAGCGACATCGCTACCATACTTGGACGTAGCTCACAGGCTATCTCCAACAAGAAGATTGGACTGCGTGACCCCAGCTACTACGCTGAGGCTAGGGCTAAGGCTGAGGTTGACGAGGCTATTAAGATTAACGAGGAGATGAGCGTGAAGGGATTCGATTGGGAAGCAGCAGGTATCATCGTGGTAGGACTGGCGGTGTTCTCTATCTTTGCACTGGGTGCGGCTGTCGCTAAGGTGGCAATCTAATGAGGTATCTATATTTGCTCGTAATGCGGTATCTAGCTTTGATCTTAATGGGTTTGACACGAATAGTGGCTAACGTAGGTCTTATGCTGTTCGGTATCAACTACTTCATCACCTCAATTCAAGGACTTATATCATGAGCCGTGTAGGAATCATCGGAGACACACACTTACCGTTCGAACTGGAGGGATACCTTGACTTCTGCCAAGAGACTTTTGCTGCGTGGGATGTTGATACCATTGTCCATATTGGTGACATGTTTGACAATCATAGCCTTAGCTTCCACGATAGTGAGCCTCTGCTTCACAACGTATTGGGCGAGTACGAGTCGGCGTTTGACAGAGCTAAAGACTGGTACGATGCCTTCCCCGAAGCGACACTGATAGTAGGCAACCATGACCGCATCCCTGCTCGACAGCTACGCAAGCTGGGCATGGAGCCTTCGATCTTCATGCGTCCTATCGAAGACTTGTTCGGTATGCCAGAGGGCTGGACTGTTGCGGATCAGATAGAGATTGACGGTGTGCTGTACCACCACGGCGAGACTGCTGGTGGTGTCAACGGGTTCCGCAAGGATGCCGAGAAGCGTATGCGCTGCACTGTGTCGGGACACAACCACAGCAATGCTGGTATCTCCGCCACGGCTACCGATCAGGAGCTAGTGTGGGGTATGGGTGTAGGCTGCGGTGTTGACCACAAGCACATGGCCTTTGCATACGGCAAGCACTTTGCTAACAAGCCAATCATTGCCTGCGGTGTAGTCATCGACGGCGAACCCCACATTGAATACATGAACTTAGGTTCTAAGGTGCGACGATAATGAGAAACATAGACGATGTACTTGAGGACTTGCGAGAGTTAGATGAAGTGACCTTGGTCGAGGTGTTGCAGCTAGACCCGCCCATGTTGATAGAGCTATGCATGGAGCGCATTGAAGAGCTGAATGAGGAGGGTAGGTTGTGAAGGTAATCGAAGGGGGATTTGGTAAGGAGGAAGTAGAGGAGCGGCAAGCATCTGCTTCGGATACATGCCAAGCCGCTGCTGACATGCTCACTGAGATGGAGGAAGAGGATGTATTCACTGAGCCCGAGGCTCTAATCATCCTAGCTTGGAAGGGTGTACCGGCTTTGATAGTCAATAACGTGGAAGACCTGAACCGTGTTAGTGTACTGCTCGACTTCGCCAAGGCCGACGTGCTTGGTGCTATCGCAGTCAAAGAGGCGGAAGAGACTGGCATCTATGAGGAAGAAGACGATGACACAATCCACTAGAGATGCAGCATGGATGGCACGATACGCTAGAGAAGCAGCATGGGATGCATACGACAAACGAATGGAGAACTACATGACTACCACATCAGACCGCAACACGCCCTTCGTAGAGGAGGGTGAGCGCAGCCTACGCTACAACACAGGCAAGCCCGACTACTCACTGATACCTATGGCCTCACTTGCTGAGGCTGCTAAGGTGTTGGAGTATGGCGCTACTAAGTATGCCCGTGACAACTGGCGTAAGCCGACACACTGGAGCGTGAGCTTCGCCTGTCTACAGCGGCACTTAGCTGCGTGGCAATCAGGTGAAGACCTAGACCCAGAGTCAGGCCGTAACCACTTGGGTCATGCATTGTGTAACATACTACAGATGCTGGACATGCTGGAGAACCACCCCGAGGAGCTAGAGCGATGAAGTATCTATTCAATGTAGCGGCTGCACTCTCGCAGCTGCTTAACGCTGTCGTCTTCTTCGGCGACCCCAACGAAACTCTTAGTGGTCGTTGTTATAGGGAGCGTCGGGTGACAGCAGAGGCAATCATCAACGCCTTGTTCTTCTTCCAACCTGACCACTGCCTTAAGAGCCACCTTGCAGACCATGTGTTTGCACACAAGATACTGGAGTACAAGCGATAATGGAAAGGACTAAAGAAGAACCGTACGACGGTGGCTACTCTCAGTATTTCACTGAAGGCAAGACCACCACCCGCATCTTCACCCACCTACCGTGGGACGATCTGGAGCTACGTATGCGAGACTACTACGTGGAGCGGGCAGAAGAATACTTCCGCGTCCGCCACCACACAGACCTCGGCAGAATCAGCGATGGGTAGGGGAGCTGTCTACGTGATCATGCTGTGGTGGGGCCTGTTCTTATTTCTCTCCGAACACGAGAATGCTGATCGTTCCGCGTATGACTCTTGCACCACTGAGCAACATCTCCGAGGGTGACGGTATCGCCCACCCCGCAAGCAGGACTAGCAGTAGCATCTCGTGCCACTCTAGTCCTGCTTCGTTTACCACCTGCCCCACTGGGCCTTCGAAGTTACCTTCCGTCCCGCCACCTGCCACTGAGACAGCTGTGTTAGCGTTCTGAGCTACACTATCATCACCCTCTGTCTTAGCCTGCCCTACGTTAGCGTCCACCGCCAAGCCCTGCGAGGGGACGACAGCGGCCTTGACCACATCTAACGCACTACACCCCGTCAACAACAGACAAAGTAGTACGGCTATCCCACTGCTCCTTACTGATATAAGCTTCAAGGTATATACCTCCTACGGCTAGGGCTGCGACGAAGGCAGCGTTAACCCACAGCATAGCCCGACGATCTATCTTGTCGAACCTAGCTGTGATAACCTCAAGCCTCTCGTCACTGTTACGTTTCACTTCTTCAATTCCCATCTCTAAGGTAGTGAGCCTTCTCTCTAAAATCACTTCTTCCTCCCGTGTCATATCGAAACATCCATGTCGGTTAGTTGTTTTCTAGGAGCGCACGCAGCTCGTCCCCACCGGGGATTGAGTTCAACGTCCGCATGCTTATGTTATTTCCACTAAGGACAGCACCTACGTCCTTGGCTATGTTACCCACAAAACCCTCTGGTGGTATGAAGGACTCCATCGCAAAGCCGACAGGGTTCTGTGCAAACTTCTCGACAGACCGCATGTCGCCCAGCTTGTTGAAGGTTATAGCAGAGGCAGGCTGAGATATTATGTCCCTACCGAACCCCTCCCACGACGGCTTCTTGTCCTCGTTGCCTAACATATACTGAGGTAGGTTACGAACCTGATTGACAATGCCGAAGCCAACTCCTGCGAACATCATGTACCGAAATAAGAACGCACCTGATGCTTTGTAGTCGCCCTTCATTGCAGTATCCAACGCTCCCTTCTTCATCATCTCCGCCTGCTTGATAGCGAAGCCAGTCATGGCATACATCCACCGCCAGTTAGGATTCTGTAGGTACGCAAGGGGACGGCCAGCTGCTGAGATGAGCTGCTGCTCTCCCAACCTGCTGAACATAAGCTGTGTTGTCAGCTCTCTCTCCTTGTCGGTCATCTTGTCGATTGGAGTCTTGTTCTTCAGCGCCTTCTGAATCTGAGCTAGCTCCTCAGGCTTCATCATATAGCCGAACTCATCCACCAGCTTACCTTTGCGGGCAGCGTCCTGTGCCTTGAACAGCGCAGCTCTGAGTACAGTACCCTTGCCGAACCTGTCCATGTCCCTGAAGCTTGACCACTTAAACGCCCAGTCTGAGTACCCGTCCAGTCCTTTCTCCACCCAACCACGCTCAGCCATTGCGTCAAAGCCCTCACGGAACTCACCCATAGATTTAGCGGTGTTGGTTATGCCGAGGTCTTGCGGCTTGAAGCCACCGTTGTCACGCAGGGCTCGCAGTGTAGGCTTAGTTCCGTTACGCATCATAGATATAGCTACGTCATGTAGGTTGAGGATAGCACTGTCCAACTGGCCCAGTGTTCCTGCGTACGACTGCTTCATGAATATCTCGACGCCCTTGTTGGGACGCTTGCGTGTACCACGATAAGCCTCTTCGATTAGAGTGCGGCCTATCTTAGCCTTGTCCGCGTCCTTGCCTTCCCGTAGGAACTTGACCTCAAGCGCATCGAAGAAGTCGTCGGTGTTGTCGTTCTTTGTTAGTGAGGGTGGTAGCTGGTACTGCTTAGCTAGCTGTAGTAGTGTCTGCTCTTGAGCCATGCGTGAGATCAGGGCGGTGATTGGATCATGGTAGCGATTCAATTCCTCTAGCTCCATCTCACTGCCTAGCTTACGACCACGACCCTTAGAGCTGGTCACAGACTTAGGCACGACACCATCTGAGTTAGACGACAACGACGCAATGTCTCCGTCCTTGCCTGTCTTAGTCATGTTAAGTTCAGACGGCCAGTACAGCTCGTCCTGTCTCACGTCCTTGCGGTACAGCATGTTGCCGTCTTTCTGGTGACGCGCTGCATCTTCGAACAGCTCATGCAACATGCGAACCTCTGGCTGCTTCAAGTCCTTGGCGGCCTTGGCTAAGATGCTTACGCGCCCTGCCTTACCGGAGGTCTTGAGGTCTAGGAACATGGCCTTGTTTTCTGCCTGCTTGGCCCAGTTAGCTACGGATGTCAGAGTGGGGCTGTCTTGTAGGTACTTAGTAGTAAGTATCTCAGAGTTACGTGTCGCTGTCTCGAAAGCGTTCTCGAACTTACGACCAATCAACCCACCTACGTTCTGAGATACCAGCTCACTGATAGGGCGTACGTGTCGGCCCAACCACCCAGCTACTTCCGCATCGCCGTCGTAGTCTATGGCGTTACGTGCGGCTACTCGCTCGCGTATCTCGTCGAAGCCCTTGGCTGGCTTGAAGCCACCCTGCCTACTGATCTGAGTAGCAGCTTCTACTGGGTTCAAACCGTAGCGTGTCTCTAGCTCCTTGTACACGTCTAGCGTCCTGATCTTAGGATCGAACTCAGGAGCCTTGACACCCAGCTCATCGACCTCAGCAACCAGCTCCGCCTTCTTCTCTTCCAGCTTAGCGGCTGCGCCGGGTCGCCCCTTCTCTTCAGCCTTGGCTATCTTCTCGTCTATCTTCTTTATCTTTTCCCATCGCTTGTTGACCTCAGCTACAGTCTCATCGAACTCAGGGAACTCGACACGGTTAGCCTCGAACATACGCTCATCGGAGATGTCCTGCGCTGCCTTGAATACACCCTCGTCAGTGCTGAAGTCATACTGTCCTGTCTCGTCCCTACGTGCTGCGTTAGGAGCAGAGCGAGGATCGGCAGCCACGCGGGCATCCATTGTGTCCTCAGCCAAGCGAGCCATGCCCGCCTGCTCTGCTGCTGTGGTTCCTATCATGCGGCTCTCTGTGCTACCTGCACCGAGGAAGTCCATCACCACATCGCCAGCCTTAGTGGCTCCCTGTATTGCCCGTGGGGCTACGGCTGCCGCTGCAACAGGAGCAGTACCTGCAAACATAGCAGCATTCCTAGCGTATTCCTCTTCTGGGCCTTGGATGTTGCGGGGGTCGAGTCCGGGATTGACTGCGCCCATGATGTCCATGACGCTACCGCCTGTGAACGCCCGGATGGGAGAGGCTAAAAAGTCAACCCCCTCCATCACTAGCTTGTTGTTCTGGGCGGCTGCGTAACCGGCAGCTTCCAGTAGGTTCTCTCCGAACGAGTCCTCCGCAGCTTCGATATTCCTACCTGCCTGCGCCTGTGCAGCGTTAGCGTCAGCCTGCTTAGTCTCTAAGAGAGATCGCTCGTACTCGTCTATGTCCCCTACCTGTGGCAAGTCAGCATCTGGCAGCTCATCGAAGTAGGCCAGAACTTTATTAATTGCTTCTTCTTTACTGTCTGCCTCCACATCGAATTGCTTTCCGTTCTTCTCCAGATACCAAGTTGCCATTCTGCTTTCTCCTATGGAAGTGTGATGCGGTTGTTTTCATTGCGGCCTACACCGTTGCCAGAGCCTCCAGTGTTAGACGTGGTGTCTACCGTTTGGCCCTTAGCTTTCTTCGCGGCTATGATAAGTGCCTGTTCGTAAGTTAGAGCAGGTAGAGTAGACACGTAAGCAGCCGCAATACGAGC